TCTCTAATTTCTTGTGGTTGTTCTGCCCACCAATTAAGTGTGTCTTTTTCAATATGTAATCCTACCTCTTTACATGTATTAGCATCTACATTCACATAAAATGTATCTACTATTTCTAAATCCTCGATTAAGACAGCGCCTATAGAAACAATACATGCGTTGGCATGTGTGCTTAGTGTTTCTAAGTCAACGACTACTTGTTTTCCATTCACGTCCATTATCTAGGATTTACCATTTGTTGTTGTGTTATATTATCAAAGAACTCTTTCTTTAGATCTGCTTCTTTAAATCCGCCTCTTAAGACAGTTGTTTGTGTCATAGAGCTATGTGCCATAATGCCTCTGTTTTCACAGCAACCATGTGTTGCCTGTATATAGACTCCTACATGTTCTGTTTCACATTGCCTTTGGATTTCATCTGCAATCATTACATTAAGTTCTTCTTGTAATGTTCCCCGCCTAGCACACCATTGTGCTATCCTTGTATACTTAGACAAACCTAATAGTTTATCTCCTGCAATTAGTCCTATGTAAGCAATACCTTGAACAGGCTGGTGATGATGTGAACACATACTTTTCAATTCACTTCTCACTACTAACATACCTTCATAACCACCTTCCACATAATTCGGGAAAGAGTTAGGATTAGGCATGTCATCATACCTACCAGACATAATTTCTCTAATATACATCTTTGCTAAACGTCTAGGTGTGTCCTTACTGTTAGGATCATTTTCTACGTCTATTACTAAACTGTCTAACACTTCTTGGAATTTAGGAACTAGCTCCTCGATTAGTTTATCTTTGTCGCCAGGTTCCAATACACCAGAAATATTATCACCAGCAAAAAAGCGTTGTCCTTTTTCAATTAGACGTGCTTTTATTTCTTTACTAATCATTATTTTCTCCTGCATGAGATTCTTCCCAAGGATATACAATCCATCTATCATCCGTATTATGCAGTCTTCTTGCCACAAAGTCAAGCTCTATGTCTGCTTTTTGGTGTAATACAGCCCACCTGGATTTTGGAATGATTTCCTTGATTTGTTTTATTGTTAAGGCACTATCACAAATATCATCAACAAAAATAGTGCCTTTTAAATTTTTGTTGAATCCATTGGCTTTAATCTTATCCTGAAACTCACCATCTCTGGTTTGCCATTCTAAAGGCTCAAAGCCAGCGTCGAGATAATGTGATAACATAATACCTGGTATAAGTCCACCACGTGATATACCTACCACTTTATCTATGTTCTCGTCTTTTAATTTTTTGTATAACTTGTAAACTAGAATATCAATGTCTTCCCAAGTTACATATAGTTTTTCTACATCTGTCATAATTTAATTGCTAATAATAAAAATATGGCAATCAATAATATATTGGACATAAAGATACCTATTGCTAATATAGTATGATACCATATCCAACGGGTCTTGTATGCGTTATCAACAGTTAAGTCATCTGGATCTGGTCCACGTGAATGATCTATATCTGTTTCTGGATTTTGTTTCCACAATATTTCCCACCATTTCATAATTAAGTTCCCCAGGCATTGCCAAACAAATCTATATGTAGTCTAGGGCTATATTTGTAGCCTGTCTTCATACATGCCTCAGCAACACCTTTTGCCGTTAGAGTCTGTTGTTCAAGAGTAGCGCCTTCTGGCATACAATAGACAGCGTCTAATTCTACACCGGCATCCTTATACTCATTAACAAAAGTGTCTACTTCTGTGAAGTCATCTATATCTCTAACGACAAATTTGTTATATAGATAACTATTTTCTACCTTATTCATATCAAGCAAGCAATCAGGAACAAGCGCATCAAAGATGTCTTCTCCTGATATACTTAACTTTGGAGATGTGCTCCATGTGATATGTAAATCTTTACCATCTCCATTGAGATAGTCCATAAATTGTTGTTGTAAGTTCTGTGTTCCATTAGTTTCAAATGTAACATTTTTCAAACCTATTTGTTTTCCTAGTTCTAACAGTTCAGGCCATACTCTTTGCCAACCTAGTAAAGGTTCTCCACCTGTAATAACCAAATGTATGTCCTCTCTTTCATCATACCTACCATTAGGTAATAGATCTATAATTCTTTCTTGGACTTGTTCTATTGTTTCTGTTAGTTGTAAATGTTTATACTTCATACTCCAAGATGCTGAGGAATCACAACCTATAGGAGTAACAGGAAGTTCGTCAATACTCTTATATGCTATCTCAGAGTTTTTATCTGCTCGAGGATCTTTCATATAAGGCATTTCTTCAGCAGGAATAAGATTGCCTCGTTCCTGTCCAAAGCCTGCACATTCAAAGTTACACCCAAAGACTCTTAGGAAGACGCTTGGAACTCCAACCCATCTGCCTTCACCCTGAACGCTATAAAAAACTTCTGAATATCTTAACTTTCCCATAGTGTGATATTATATATGAATCCTGAACCTATAATCAAGAAGCTGCTTTACCTTTTTCGGCTTTCTTTTTAGCCTCTTCTTCTGCCTTAATTTTTTCGTCTAAATATTTAGGTCTACGCTTGTGAACCTTTTTGCCTTCATTAGCTTTATCTGCTGCTGCATTGTCTGCCTCGGCTTGTTCTATTATACCTCTCATATAATTGATATACTCATTAGAACCTTCTGTGCCATCTGCACTATGTTCTAATATTTGTTCTATATCTAATGACTTTATATACTTAAACTTGGTTTCCATATGACGTTTCTCTTTCTGGATACGTCTAATGAAAGCGTAGTATGTGATTTGTGTAAAGTATGCAAAAGGATTTTTAGATTTTGCTGGGTCAAAGTTGTCCATGTATGTAAGACAATTTTCAATACCATCTAGAATCATTTCATCTCTAAATGTATAATTTACAAAGTTAGATTTATATGCCAAGTGATTTGCTATCTTAACAAAACACTCTCCCAAATAATTTGTTACTTGTGGCCTTGGGTCTCCACATTCTTCTGCCTCAATCCTCTTCTCACGAAACTCTGAAATCTTTGCTAAGAATTCTTTGTTGTCAATATAGTGAGCCGAGTTAGGGTCTCTTCTTTTTGCCATAATATACTCCTATTATTCAGCTGGGAAACCTGCTTCTATGTATTCCCCTAATAATTCAATTTCTTTATCAGACAAGTTGCCTGCTTGTCCCCACATCATGGAACTATTCATTCCAATTTGTTCTCTATTCTTATACTTAATTAGCTGTCCACTAATATAACTTGCACTGTTACCTGCTAACTGAGGAAACATTCCACTACCTTCTCCGTTCCTACCATGACAGGCAGCGCAACCTGCGTATAATCCTCTAATACTACTAAACGGGTCACCTGCTGCTATAGCCTGTTTTGCTTGTAATATTTCTACAGTTGTTCCATGTTCAGCTACATAATCTGCATAACATTGTCCTGTGCAATTATGTGTGCTTGGATAACCTTTATATTCTAGATCAGGATATATAACTGCAGAGAAAAATCCTACAAATATAAAACATCCTAATAATACCATTCCTAATTCTTTCATATCAATGTATTTTGTTTTTAATTACTGCTTCTGCTAGTTCAGTTAATGTGTCTACATCCATACCTTCTTCAGTCTCTAGTTCAGGAGGATCTACAAAATCTCCTCCCCACATAGCCTCTTGAAAATATATTGCTTCTACCATGTTGTGATAACCAGAAACAAATTTTTCTTCTAACGTTGCTACTGTAATAACGTTTTCACGTTCAATAGTAAACACGTCTTCCTGTGCTATTGCTATCCAAGGTTTAAGATTGATTGCCTCTCCTAATCCTTGTTTTAACAATGATGCTTGAGCTACCATTTCTATTGGGTGCTCAACCAAATACTTATCGCCTTCAAAAGTAACCTTAGCTACTATTGTTGCTCCGTCTCTTAATTTTAATATGCTAACTTCCGACATCTATTTTTACCAACTTATAATCAAAGCCTTCTTCGTTATAAAGTTTGACCCTTTCTATTAAATGATTGAGTGTGTAATTCTTGTGAGACTTCCATGATAAATCGTCTCCAATATCAAACAAGTTACATACTACCTTCTTATCTCCTTTTCTAAGCCCTCTACCTATACTTTGTAAGTTTCTAATTCTACTCTTACTAGGAGAGGCGAAAACAATATTATGAAGGTTCCTTATATTTATGCCTGTTGAAAATGTGCCATATGAAGCTATAATAATTACATCATTTTCTTTTTCTGTTATAGCTCTAACTTGTTCTCTTTGTTCTGTTTCTGTGCCACCATATACAAAGAACACTTTCCTATTTTTCTTAACACTATTACTAATCATTTCATGTAATACTGTTCCATGTTTTTCTACAAATTGAAATAGAACAAGTGTGTTACCTTCTTGTGCAATAGTTAAGTTTTTTATTATTTCATTACGATCAGGATTAGTAACAAGCCAATCTATTTCTTCTTGATATGTTTTGCCTTTCATTTCTTTTCGTATAACGTCTTTATAATTTAGTGTGCAACATACAATTTTAAGATTAGCAAGTTGTTTATCTTCCATTAATTTTTTAGTTGTAGTAACCTTATGAACTTGTCCAAATACTCCTTCTAATACTAACCTATGTGTCTTTGTTCCGTCTAATGTTCCTGTTGTTCCTATTCTATAAGGTGTATTAGTAAGTTTATTCATTAATGTTGTTAATGACTTTGCCTTAAATAAGTGTGCCTCATCTCCATACACGACATCAAACTGTTCAAACCACTTTTTAGGAAACTTGTATATAGATTGCCATGTAGAAATAGTAATAGGATACTCGTTACTCTTTTCTTTGCCTCCATATATCCTATGACAGTTATCAGGTGCTGCCCAATGTTTATCTGCTGTGGCATAGTCTTGAAAGTCTCCATACATTTGTTCTACCAATGATGTAGTAGGAACAATAATAAGTTGCTTACGACCTTTTGCCTGATGATATCTTATAAGGCTGTATATAATAAGAGACTTCCCACTAGCAGTAGGGCTAAGCAACAAAGTTCTCCCCTGCTTGATACAATGATCAACCGCGTCCTGTTGATACGTCCTAGCCTGTATCGGTTTTCCTCCCGCATGTAATTTGAGAGCTTCTGTAAGTTTCTTAACATCTGTTTCTTCTCCTATATCTGGAATGTTTATGTCTAAATCGTATTCTAATGTTTCTGCAAACTCTTTTAAGTAGGGCAGAAGTCCTACATATAATTCTTTCTTATATAAACTGTATAACCTTGCTTTACCATCCCACATTCTGTTTCTATATAGTGGCATAAACTTTGCACCAGGAACATCAAAGGTAAAGAAGTCATTCAGTTCTTGGTCTGTGCTAAGATCTGTTTTTATTTTAAGATATACTTCGTCTTTCTTTGTTACGCTAATAGCCATTTAGGATAGTCTCGGTTCGTGTATTTCGCGAACTCTACTTTGTATTTTTTGTAATACCTACGATAAGATTTTACTACACTTTTGCCTTTAACATCATCAGGCATAGCAAGTGGTAAGTTCATATCTACCATTGATGCATGTTCTATATTTTTAGGTGGGTGTAATAATAAGTTTTTCAATTTTGTTTCTGTTAGATGTTCCCTACCATACCTGTGAGTGTATTCCTCACATAACCTAGACCATAGATTATAAAGGTAACGATAATTGGCATCACTATTTCTGGTCCATAAACCGTCTGGATGATTGATATGTGAAGCCTTGTATAAGGTAGACTCCATATTGTTGTTTGGATGTCGCCATCTTTTAATTCGTCTGTTTGCTGCTGTTCTGTCTTCATATAAGTCTCCGTCTAAAACTCTGTGTGCTGTGGACATTAGTTGTGCATACTCAATAACCATTTTAACAACATGTTTATCACAGTGCATTTCAGCACATAGCGTAGGATTTTCATGTAGTAAAAATATATTCATGTTAATGACCTATGTGCATTCCTAATAGAATGCCTAATCCAAATATAAACCAATCAAATATGAAGTGCATACAAAAACTACCTATAAAAATAGTTTTCCAATTACACTTACAGAATTCAATGTGTTCTGCTATTTTGTCTACCATTATAATACTCCACTTGTAAACTTACTCCATTCAATAGCATTCTTAATGTCAAAAGATCTACTATTAATAGAGCGCATAATATAATCTAATTGTGTTAGACATGCCTCAATATATTCTACTTTGTCTTGTAGTTTAATTACATCAGAATCTGAATCTAAATACTCATTCATCTGATTGTTTAACGGTGCATTGCCTAAATATTGTTCCCAGCCTAGTGTGTTAAGTTCTTGTTGAGATAATTCTCCTCGGAAGTATTTCCACTTCAAACGTCTTAACGATAATAGATTGGATTTGTTCTTTCTTAACTGTAACTTGAACGTTGTCAACATGTTCAAGTATTTAGCATGTAACTCTGGGATTTTTGTAGACTCTTGTCCGAGATTCAACTCGTCGAGTTTACAGTCTGTCTCCCACATTTCTTGTATTTCGTTCAATGTTATCATAATATAGTCTAGTATAAGCTCTTACATAGTAAGAGTCAAGTTGTTGTAATACCAATTTAACTTCCTGTAGAACCAATATCAATTACATAGTCTCTGTATCTAAACATAGCAATACCTACCATATAGTCTGTATTACCTGATGAGATTTCAAAGTCTAATCCTTGTAAACTTGTAGGGAATGCGTCCCTAAATGTAATTTTGGTAATTGGATTGTTGTTTGAATCCAACATAAACAACGAGGCGTCTGAAAATTGCCCTAGTGATTGTTGTTTCTGTGGATTTATATCTGGGAACCTGTAGTTCTGTGCCTTACCAAAGTCTTTATACTGTTTTCTATCTTCTGGAAAACCTAAACCTATCAACCAGTCATATAGTTCTTTATAGTTCATCATATCTTCTTGAACCAAGAACCTAATCATTAAGGAACCAAACTGTAATTTGTCTCCTGGGTGTGGTATGTCTACTAAAGGCGTAGCTTGTTCTGCTGCTGGTAAGTTTATCTCTGGAATGTTAGCTGCTTGACAAAAATAACTGACGTGAGGAATGTTATGAATCATAAATTTAAACGCATTAGGTCTTAAGTAATCTAATTCACCTGGATTACTTGCACTAAACGATGCTTCCGTTACGTTAGTTATCTTTGTTGTCATCTACCTTGGCCCCTATATTTTTTGTGACTTCTTTTCTTGTGTTTGTTCATCGTGGACATAGAAATTTTTGTGCTTCTACCTCTGCCACCTTGCCCTTGTGATGAACATTTCTTTGTAGGCGTAATGCTTACATAATTTGTTACTCTTGCCATAATATACTCCTAAATTTCAAAACTAGCAGATGTTCCACAACCACATGAGCTAGCTTCGTTAGGATTCATGTATATAAATGTTTGGTTCAAGCCTTGCTTTTTCCAATCTATAACTGTTCCTTTCAAATATTTCTCTGACATAGGACAAATCCATAATTTACATTCATCAAAATCTATCTCTATATCTTCTGGTTCCTTCTCTTCTGCATAGTCAAATACATAACTAAAACCTGCACACCCACCTCCCAATAGTGAGAATCTTACACCTTTTTTCTGTTCTTCATCTAGTCTTTCAATAACCTTCTGTCGTCCTACAGGTGTAAAGTCCACTATAGGAGCTGCACTTGCTAAAGGTATAAAAGTATTTACCGTCATTCAGGTCCTTGGTTATGTTGCCTTTTGGCTTTCTTTTCATCCCAATCCCTTAATGCTCTCTTAATACTATCCTCTGCTAATACTGAACAATGGAGTTTAATAGGCGGTAGTTCTAACGCTGCTGCAATGTCCTTATCTTTAATTTCTAAAGCTTCTTTCATTGTAATACCTTTAAGCATTTCAACGAACATAGTAGAACTAGCAATAGCTGAACCACAACCGTAAGTTTTAAACTTCACGTCTTCTATAACATCTGTATCAGGATTTACTTTAAGATCTAGTTTCATAACGTCTCCACATGCTGGCGCTCCAGTCATGCCTGTAGCAACATTTGGGTCGTTAGGGTCAAACCTACCAACTCCATGTGATGCTGGATTGTTTAATACATCATTAAACCTATCTACTACCTTTTTACTATATGCCATATATCCTCCGATGTGCAATAGTATTTATAATACTTTCTATCTAACCAGAAGTAAAGTAGGTATAATACCAAAACAATAAATAGTATTGTCCATTAAGGACGACATACACACACAGGAGAAAATTATGTCAAATAACAAATCAGGGTTCGAGATCAGAGCCGACTTACTAAACCAAGCACAAGGTATCCTAATGGATAACTATCACAGACAAGTTGAAGCAATACATGCTCACAACGATAACTTTCCAAATGATAAAAAGCCTTTACCTACAGCTTCAATAACTGCACAAGATGTTATTGATACTGCAAGACAGTTAAACGAATTCGTTACTGAAAAAGGTCAATATCAACTAGGTTAATATCTTAGAGATATAAAAAAAGGGCTACAATAAGTAGCCCTTTTAGTTTCCAATGAATGGATAGTCTTAATTTACATTAAGTTAGAAACTTTTACGCTTCTGTAATACTGGTTTCTGTCTGCTGTAAATGAATCA